GCTTCCGACCCCATAAATCCGATATCTGCTTCACCAGAAAGTACAGCAGTCATCGTTTTGTCGGCTCCAAATGAGGCTAAACACTTAGTACAAAACAGATTATAAAAAATCTACAGCTTTAATCGTATTGTCATCATTTAGGTAAATCTCCTGTATCGTGGATCTCCAAAAAGAACGCTTGTTTTCCGGAGACAGCGAATCATACATCTGGCGAAAGTCAGTTTTTAATAGTTCTTCTACATAATGCAGGTTTCTCGTCTCTTCTTCCTCGCAAAAAGCAGCAGAAGCGGAATATTCTCTCTCCAATCTTTGGTACTCCTTATCGTAGTAATCGTAAGAGATCCGCCCTTTTTGAAATAATATATTTAATCGTTCCATTTCTTTTCTAAGCTTTTTCGGATCTTTCGCTTTCTTTTGCTTTTTTAACTCTTCGCTGATCTGGTTGGTGCGGACCTTATACTTTTCGTACTCTCTTTCAAGATTTTCGAGCAGATATTTTTCGATAAGGTTCTGGCTTACCCTATGCCTATACGTGCAAATATGATCAATAAGCGCTCTGTTGCAACGGTAGTAGCAGTATGTTCTTTTTTCTCCGGTTTTACGGTTGATAATTGATGAGCATCCGGTGCCAACTAATTTCTGTCCGCACACAGGACAGCGCATCAAACCTGTAAATAGGTATATTCTACCAGACGGCGTGTTTTTAATATTTCTTTTCGATATAGTTTGCATCTCATCCCATTCTTTTTCTGACAGGTATGCTGGACAATAAGGGTATCCTCTGTACGTCCCTTTATAAAATTCGCTGGATAACATCGTCCGTAACATGCCATAGCTAAAATCAATTCCATAGGTTTCCTGCATGTACCGGATAGCGCCCTTCTTGGAGTTATGATTTCTAAAATATTCAAAAAAATCTTCCACCATGTGTTCTGTTTCCGAATCTTTAACCATGCATTTCTTTCCATCTACAACACCTGTTTTATAACCAAAAGGCATATTTGCATCTCCAAATATTAGCTTTTTCTGTCTTATAGATGCTTCATTCACAAATTTAATTCGCTCGGATGTGGTGTCTACTTCGTTTTGACCGATCGACAGCACTACATTTAACTGCAATCGTCCGTCTCTGGTCTCCATGTTTATTCCTGGCTCGGAAACCGAGATCCAACGCACTCCATGCTCATCAAGTACATCCTGGACCTTATAGAAATCTGACAGATTTCGAAACCATCTGTCGAGTCTCCAGAAAATTATCACATCAATTTTATCCCTTTTTACGTCCTCTACAAGAGCGTGTATGGCTTTTCTTTTCTTCAATTCTTTTCTGGCAGTCTTTCCCTCGTCCGCATAGACACCTACTATAGACATATTGTTGTCTGTTGCGTATTGCTCCAGGCATTCTTTCTGTGCTTGCAGTGACTTCCCGTGTACACTTTGCTCAAACGTTGAGACACGGATATAGATGGCGCATCTTAGTATTTTCTCTTGCATTTTGCATCACTCCCTTGTAAATAGTATTTAAAAATGAGTATAAAAATAACAGCCAACGTGCGAACTGATGTTCCGCTTGCATGACTGCTCCGAAGATGATACAATATTCTTGGATTTCAATCGCATATCTTCGGATATGTATTGCCGTCCCGGTGTTGGTAGCACTGGGGCGGTTTTTATTTTATAAAACGTGTGACGCTATAAGTCTGTTTATAGATTGCACATCTGAGTTCGAGGTGAAATCAAATTTCACTGTTCCTAATCCACTAAAACAAACAGTGAGTTCAGAGTCCATATCGAAAGTACCAGAAGTTTCAACCGAAAACGCTTGCATTTTTGAATATGGCAACGATGTATAATCTTTTTTAGATCCTGTAATACCTTGCACGTTGCATGTAATAATTCTTTTGTTTGTAAAAACAACGAAGTCTCTCATCGAAGAGTAATACCCGGCCACTTCTTCATCAGTTATAAGCAAGCTAAAAACTTCTCTCGGAATGTTCTTTTCTTTTCCTTTGCTTAATTTGAATACTTTTTTGTTCTGAAAATCAATCAATGTATGTTCCTTCTTTCTTAATTCAATGCTTTATTTTTTGGTTAACTCGACCTTTTTTGTAGTTCCCATAGCGGACGCTTCATAACTAATCACACCGTCTTTGTATGTAAATTCTTTTGTATCGTCACTTGATGCTAGTAACGCCATCCCTGTTTTTTCTTTATCGTTTTCCGATGTCCATGCGTAATCGTTAGTTGGCTCGGTTGGCGCAACGTAAGTGCCAGCCCAGTAAAGTGATTTTGTATTTCCTCCATCAGACACCCAATTTATTTCTATTACATCATCAGAAATCGTAGCTTCTTGATATGACCCTTCGACTTCTTCTGATTTCCATGTTCCAGTTAAATTCAAAGGCTCTTTCTTCTCTTCTTTCTGGTCTGTTGTTTCTTCTGTCTTTGTTTCGGTGTCTTTGGATGGTTCGGCATCCCCACCACATGCTGTAATTGATAATGCCATAATTCCCGCTAATAGCATTGCTACAATTTTCTTTTTCATAGTTTCCTCACTTTCTTATGTACCTTAACACCACTTTACTCTATATAAACGCCGAAGCGGTTATATCGTATTATTACCATTATTTACCTGTAGTTTCCAGATCTGGAATATACTACAATAAAACCACTATGAAAATACTACTCGATAAGATCATGCTTAAGAAAAATCTATCAGTCCGGCAAGTATCCATTGCGACCGGAATATCAAAATCAACGATTAACCGTATTGCAAACGGTGAAATATCACCGACAGCCGACACGCTGGAATTGCTTGCCAAGGGCTTAAAAGTCCGAATTTCCGACCTTATCGACTCTCCATACAAATAAGTGTCCCAGATCTGGGACGATTGTCCATTTTCGCGTAAGTTTCCCGATTTTAGATTGTTAACTTAATAGAGAGGTACATAAGTACCAAAAATAATAGAACAAATGTTCGAACAAAATATTGCTTTTTGTCCCCTGAGATAGTATTATATGTTCAGGGATTTCGAACAAGTGTTTTTGCAGTTAGGGGGATCGCGAAATGGATTACAAAAACAAGATTATCGAACTTATCAACGGTATAAGTAATACTGCAAAATTAGAGTATCTTTATTACGTGATAAGATCGTTTCTTAAAGGGTAGGCTATTGCTTACCCTTTTTAGAAAGCGATTCGATAAGATGCTTTATGGCTTCCTTGTCGGATTCATCTAAAGAATAGTAACAAGATATCATATTGATAATCTCTTGATCTTTCATTATTCGTCCAACTAATGTTCCACTTTCTTCTCTGGAATAATTTCCAAAAAAGTCGTTTGGTATCATTTCCAGCACTTCACATAATCTTTCTATAGTATCAGCGTCTGGTTTATTCTTATTATTTTCCCAATCGCTTATTGAATTATGTTTTGCACCTATTAAATTCGCAAGTTCTTTTTGAGTCATGTTTTTCTTTTTTCTGTATTCCTTTATTTTCTCTCCTAAACTCATTATGCTTCCTCCTTGCATTTTCTATATTAACACATAGAAATTATATTTTCAACAAAAAAAGTTCGAAAAAATCGAAATTTTAGTGTTGACATTCGAATATTTCGAAGTTATAATGAAATTAGTTCGAACGAATCGAAAAATGAAAGAGGTGATTACGGAATGTGTGTAGGTGAAAGAATTAAAGCTTACATGGACGAAAAGGGAATTAAGCAGGTTTTTGTATCACGAAAAACAGGGATACCAAAAGAAAAACTTTGTTCATCATTAAATGGAAATAGGAAATTGCAATTTGAAGAATACGAGCTGATCTGTGGAGCGTTAGATGTAAATACGGACAAGTTTATTAAACCGAAGAAATTGTAAAGGAGAACAAAATGAACAATTTAACAGTATTTGAACAAAACGGTCAGCTACTCACCGACAGTAGAGAGGTAGCAATGATGGTAGGAAAAGACCATGCAAAACTCTTAAGAGATATCAAAGGATATGTCAAACATCTTACTGAAGCCAATTTTGGATTGAGTGAATATTTCATTGAATCAGAGTACAAAGACAGTACCGGAAGAACACTTCCATGTTACCTCTGCACAAAGAAAGGATGCGACATGATCGCCAACAAAATGACCGGAAAGAAAGGTGTCATTTTCACAGCTACATATATCGAAGCATTTGAGAAGATGAAAGATTTCATTGAAAAAGGAACGCAGTACGTAGGCATTCCGTTAAAAGAACAGGTGGAATCGCTGGAAGTAGTAGCAAGTATGCTGAGAATGAACGATGCGAGCAAGTTGCTGATGCTGAAAGGCTTCTACGATTCTTACCATATTCCAACAGGGTTCTTACCGAATTATGAGTTTAACGGCAATCGGGAAATGAAGTCACTCACAGCACTGTTGAAAGAAAACAATCTCGGAATCAGTGCGGTACAGTTCAATAAGAAACTTTTATCAGCTGGAATCTTGGAAGAAAAGGAACGCCAGTCAAGTAAGGGAAGAGTAAAAAAGTTCAAATCACTGACAGAGAAAGGTTTGAAATACGGTGAAAATGCAGTCAGTCCTCATAATCAGAAAGAAGTGCGGCCGTTGTATTACAGTGATACATTTAATGAACTGTTTGAAATGGTGATGACTGCTGACCTATCGGCATGACGGGGGAAAAAGAAAGCGAGGTGAGAAAGATGTGGGTTTCAAGACGAAAATGGGATTGCTTGTTGTATCGCATCAAAAAGTGTGAAGATGACATCAAAATTCAGAAGGTAAATACGGAGAATTTAATCAGGAATACTGCAAAAAAAATTCTTGAACAACCAGAAGAGTTGCGCGAAGAAATTCAGGGGGTTGAACGTATCGAAAAATATATCGATGAGTTTATAGGTCTTGACGAAGAAAATAAGGATAGAAAGATAAAAAAATTCGATGTATTGAAATCCATTACTAGAGAGAAAGAGTTTTCTAATATGGTATTTGGCTTGATCGAAGTCAAAAAAACTCCTGAAGCATTTGCAGAACTTCTTGAAGAGGAGATGCCTGAAAAAGAGCTACCTCATTTAAAAGAAGCAGCTCTTAATGGTTATCCGTTGTTTTTCTCTGGCATGCAGTGAGCGCATCCGTTTCTTCTGATGTCAAGCATGGAAGAAAAAACAACAGCTTCCTCATAGGAACTGCAATTAAAGATATGTTCGGACTTTATATCATTTATGCGGCAGCACGAGGTTTCGCGGTCTAAATCATGGATTTCACCAGTGTTTTTATTAAGCACATAGCGATTGCCGTTAAATGGCGAATTACAACGTCTCATAAAATCGCTCCTTTCGTAATACTCAGGCATGGCGGTGCCCTGTATTTACAGTATAGGAGATAAACGAAAAGAAAGCAATCCCGCCACGGAGGTTACGACGGCAATAAAAATAGGAGGTAAAAGGTATTGAACGAGTTACAACAGAAATTAGACAGCCGGGAAGTGGCTGAGATGGAGAAAGCGAAAGTTGTATATTTGCTAAAATCCGTTGATAATTCCGTGAAAATTGGCGTTACGGAAGAGTTTGAAAGGCGATTAAAAGTAGTTCAAAATCAGAGCGGAAAGGTAATAGACAAGTGCTATGTAACTGGATATTGCTCGAACCCTTTTGAGATAGAAGCCGAATTTAAAAGAATGTATAAAGATAATCGCATAAACGGTGAATGGTACTCTATAGATTTCGAAGAATCAAAGCAGATATTGAAAAGAATATTCGATGCAAAAAGAGTTGTAAAAACCAGGCGAACAAATCAAGAAAGCGGAATAGACAAACTGTTGAATTTTATTTTTTCATAGATTGGAGGAAAAATGAGCGAATTAAAAATTTTCAATAACGAAGAGTTCGGTAAAATCAGAACAGTAACGATTGACAACGAACCGTGGTTTGTGGGGAAAGATGTGGCAGTAATTTTGGGATATAGCAATCCACAAAAAGCACTTCGTGACCATGTAGATGAAGAAGACAGGACGCTGAACGATTCGTTCACCGTGAATGGCACAAAAGGAATTCTTATCAATGAGTCAGGACTTTACGGTTTGATTCTTTCAAGTAAACTTCCGAATGCTAAAAAGTTCAAACACTGGGTAACAGCGGAAGTTCTTCCCGTACTCAGAAAGACAGGTAGGTACAACTTGCAACAGCCACAGGGCAAAGAACTCCTCGCACTGGCGGTCTTAGAAGCGCAGAAGACCATTGAAGAGCAGACAGCACAGATTGAGGAAATGAAGCCGAAAGCGATATTTGCAGATGCTGTTGCTACCAGTCATACATCCATCTTAATCGGCGATCTGGCGAAGATTTTGAAACAGAACGGCGTTGAAACAGGGCAGAAGCGCTTATTTGAGTGGTTGCGTGAAAATGGATATCTGAGTAAGAGAAAAGGAACGGAATGGAACTCGCCCACACAGAAATCTATGAATTTAGGGCTGTTTGAAGTGAAAGAGACAACAGCTATGAATCCAGATGGTTCCGTTCGGATTAATAAAACCACAAAAGTAACCGGCAAAGGACAGCAGTATTTTATCAACAAATTCCTGAATGTAGCATAGGAGGTACACATGAGCGAAAAAGAGAAAGAAATCATCAGAAAAGTAGCGCAAGCACTGCCGGATATGTCCGACATGAATAAAGGTTATTTTCTCGGCTTTGCAGAAGCTATGGCATCGCAGAAGAGCCAGAAGAACGAAGAAAATAAAGAAAAAGAAGATGACTAGGACAACATATCATGGACAATCTAACCATCATACATATTAGAGAGGTGATTTTATGAAGCCAGATATGGAAAAAATCATACAAGTGTTGATATCTCTTATCGAAGAACAAGAACATGTGAAAATTGATTACACACTCGAAAAGAGGATAGAAGAGAAAACCGCTTAGGCGGTAGAAAGGAGGACAAGCATGGAGATTAAAGGAACATACCGTTGCGATACCACCCAGCATCCAAACACCTTAAATAGCTGGGACATCCGGTCTGTATCGGTAGATCTGCCGGAGCAGGACAAGCCTTACTGGATCAGAGCTGGAGTGGCAGTGATCGGGTTTATCTTGGTGCTACTGGCGTGGTATCTGGTGTTTGGGTATTAAAAATGAGCACCTACAAAAAGGCTGGGGAGCCGTAGGTACTCTGACAAAAAATCAAGAATATAGTAACAGATTTTAGGAGGATAAGCAATGGATAGAAAGAAAATACATGAACTTTTAGACTTAATTCTCGAGATCCAGGAACGCGGAGAAGGTAAGGATGGGTACCCTTATGTAAACATTGAATTCTTGAATTACGGTGGCAGAATACTTTTGTCCGCGCAAGAAAACGGATTTGTCGCGAATAGAGGTTACGATTTGTTTGACTGGATTGAAACAGATAAGCAACTAGATGATGCAATCGTTTTTGCGAAAGTATTACTGGAAAAAGCAGTGGATATGGTGGGCGAATAATATGTACGGATATACAGAGGAACTGGAAGAAATAACAGATCAAGAAGCGACTGAAAAAGATAGATATTTTAGGGTGCGCAAAAGGCACTATCAGAATTATTGCGATTTTATGGAGGAAATAACAAATGGCAACATTATACGAGATTGACGAAGAGATTTTAAATTGTGTAGATCAGGAAACAGGCGAGATTATCGACCCAGAAAAGCTGGCACAGTTGCAGATGGATTTTGACAAAAAGGTAGAGGGAATTGCTCTCTGGATCAAAAACCTCTTATCTGATGCAGAAGCAATCAAGGCAGAGAAAAACAAACTGGCTGACCGCCAGAAAACATGTGAAAACAAGGCAAGAAACTTGAAAGAATACCTGTCTGGTTATTTATGTGGTGAAAAATTTAAGACACCAAGAGTCAGCATTTCTTATCGAAAATCAGAGAGTGTAGAGGTACAGGATATTTCAAAGCTGGATGAAGAATATTTGAAATTCGTTGATCCCGAGGTGGACAAGACCAAAGTGAAAAAGGCACTGAAAGATGGAATCGAACTCTCTGGCGTTGTATTGGTGCAGAATAATAATATTCAGATTCGGTAGGTGAGAAATATGGAATTTAGGACATTAAAGGCAAACGAGATTGAATGTCGGATCGCAACGGTGAAGAGTAATGGGATATCACTATTACTATACAAAGATGCAAGGTGCGATATGAATATCTTGGATGAAACTGTTGGAAAGTTAAATTGGAAAAGAGAACATAGCAGAGACAACGCAAACTGCACCGTGAGTATATGGGATGATGATAAAGGTATCTGGGTTTCCAAAGAAGATACAGGAACGGAAAGCTTTACTGAAAAACAGAAAGGTCTTGCATCCGACAGCTTTAAGAGAGCTTGCTTTAACTGGGGAATCGGAAGAGAGTTATATACCGCTCCGTTTATTTGGATCCCATCCGATAAATGCGAAATTTCCGCGAAACAGAATGGTAATGGAAGCACTTGTTATGATCGTTTTCGAGTAAGCTATGTTGGTTATGACAAAGAAAGGAACATAGATGCCCTGAAAATCGAAAATGAGAAAACCGGAAAAGTAGTATTTTCGCTTGGTAGAAATGCCGGAAATTATAATCCTGCTAATCAAGAAGAATCTCTCAAAAACTATGTGACCGAATCACAGGTAAAAACACTGGAAATTTGCATTCCTAAGCATAAGCAGACGATAGCGAATGTGTGTCGGGTTTATAATGTGTCTGGTTTGCGAGAACTGACAGTGGAGCAATTTAAAAAGCTTATGAGAAATATGGGAGAAGAATAATGAGGTTTACAGGAAGATTGAAAGAACCTGTCGCAGATTATCACAGTGGAAAGCTGACCATTCTATTCGAGCCTATAGAGGACTTCCGACAAGCCTACGATGAACTGAAAGATTATGAGAAATTAACGCTTGAAATAAAGCCGTACAGAGCAAAGAGAAGCCTTGACGCGAACTCTTATTTGTGGGTGTTACTCGATAAATTAGCGGAAAAGTTGGACATCACTAGGTGGCAAGCGTACCTAAATGAATTAAAATCCCACGGTGCTTTTGAGTACATACCGCTCCGGGAAAAAGACATCTATCTGGCACAGTCAGTGTTCCGGATTGTGATAGATCGTGGAGCACAGGAAGTAAAAGACCTAAAAGGGAGAACTGAAACATTACACACTCTGCAATGCTACAAAGGGTCAAGCAAGTATAACACAAAAGAAATGAGCAGACTCATCAAAGGCGTGTTGGAAGATTGCAGAGAGGTTGGAATACCAGATGCAGACCTTTTGACCCCAGATGAAAAAGAAGAGCTTAGACAAAAATGGGGGATTGAACTGTGAGCATTGATTACAGTAACATGGCATTCCCTAAGCCGAAGCGCAAGAAAAAGAAAAAAGGTCATCAGAGAACGTCCGGCAGACCAAAGAAGCTGTGGAGCATATTCACAGAGGATATGGATCACTGCATGTACACCGGAGTTTACGGAGTGGAGAGGCATCATGTTTTTAGTCACACATCGAAAGAAATTGAACTTTCGGAGGATTATGGTTTTATCGCTCCATTGAGACCAGACCTGCATCCAAACGGAACAAGGGCAGGGGAGAATGCATCAAAAGTTGACCGATACTTAAGAAAACGCTGCAAAGAGTATTATTTGCAGCACTACGGAACAGAAGAGCAGTTCCGACAAGAATTTCACTATGTTAGCAAAGGGTAACCTTTCGCTATAAATTGTAACCCGTTCATGGCTGCTGCACAGTACGTCACAAATACCTTAAGTAAGCCAGATTCATTGTCTCCCGGTAATTCCGGGAGCAGAAAGGAGAATAAATGGTAATTACAATTCCGGGCAAACCGGTTGGAAAAGCAAGACCGAGATTCCGCAGAGCCGGATTTAAAGTCATTACATATACGCCAGACGAAAGCAAAAAATACGAAAAGGAAGTTGCAAGGATTTACAAGCAGAGTATAGGCGTGCTTTACACGGACATCCCTCTGAGAGTTCGAATTTTAGCGAAATTTCCGATTCCAGAGAGCTGGTCTAAGAAGAATAAGGATAGGGCTTTAAAAGGAGAAATGAAGCCGAATAAGAAGCCTGACTTAGACAACATTGCAAAAATCATTCTGGATGGCCTGAATGGAGTCGCATATACGGATGATAAGCAGGTAACCAGTCTGGAGATTGAAAAAGTGTACTCGGATACACCTTGCGTGGTGGTCTATATTGCGGAGGATGAGTAATGGCAGAGGTGAAGTGGATCAAGATAGCAACGGATATCTTTGATGATGAAAAGATATTGCTGATAGAGAGTTTACCGGATGCTTATGCAATTATAACAGTCTGGTTCAAGTTGCTATGTCTTGCCGGGAAAAAGAATAACGGTGGTGTATTCCTGATGAATGACAAGATTCCCTACACAGACAAGATGCTGGCAACAATCTTTAGAATGAATGAATCCACTGTAAAGTTGGCTTTGAATGCGTTTGAGCAATTTAAAATGATTGAGATAGTGGAGGGAATAATCACGATCCCGAACTGGAATAAGCACCAGACATTGGATGCTTATGAACGGAAAAAAGAGCGTGACAGGCTGTACCAAGAGGAAAGAAGAGCCAAACAAAGAGCTTTGATCGAAAAATCGTCTGACAAGTCGTCTGAAAGAACGTCTAACGTCGCTGTTTCAGATATAGATAAAGAAGAAGATAAAGAAAAAGATAATAATATATATGTCCCGTACAAAGAGATCATAACTTACCTGAATGAAAAGACAGGCAAGAAACTAAGGTGGGATGTTAAGAGTAACCAGAAGGAAATAAAAGCCAGATTCAATGAAGGATACACTCTGGATGACTTTAAGACGGTGATTGATAAAAAATACCATGAGTGGGGCAGAAAGCCTACAAAAGAGGAATTACAGCGCGGAGTTAATGATATGAGGATATATCTAAGACCAAAAACCCTGTTCGGCAGTAATTTCGATGTTTATCTTAACCAAGAGCAGACGGAAAAAATGCCAGCAAAACCGCCAGTAAGCAGAAATCTAAACAACTTCGAACGCAGAGGATACGACATGGACTCTCTGGAAGAGCAGCTGTTGAATTCGAATTAAGGAGGAGCAAAATGAAAGAAGAATTATTAAAAATGGCACAGGAGTGTCTCTATGAGGAAGAAGTAAAGGAAATACTCAAAAAGAAATTTAAGGAATCGATAGAATCGGCAATAGAATCAGCGTTTAGATGGGGAAAAGTAGAAAGTGCACTGAAGAAAAAAATAGACGAAGTTATGGTGCCGTACATAGAGAAGTATGATTTTTCGGAATACCTTCCAAAGTTGGATACGGTGCTTACTGAAATTGTAAATTCTGATGCTTGCATTGAGAATAAAAAGATTCTGGAGAATTTTAAGGATTTATCAATCAAGCAGGAAGAAAAAGAGATTAAAGTCACGGATCTGTTTGAAGCATGGATTAAAATGTGCGAGAAGAAGATCAGTACAACTGGCCTGGAAGTGGAGTTTGACGATGGACCATACTACGAATCGGTCGGATGCGAGATGCGAATAGAAGAGAGTGAAAGACCTGTTTGGAGTTCTGTGCATAGGGCGGTGATTGTTTTCGAAAACGATCATGATGAAGAATTAAACATCGAGATTCCGATATCAAAATGGGATTTTGAAAAAGAGCATACACTTGATAATTTAGGATGTGTGAATATCCAGTCTCTTCGATATCTCGGGGAATTTGACATGTTGTTAATGAGATTGCAAAGAGCGGGAACGAAAATCATCATAAACGAAATGGAAGCAGATGGAGAAATATGTCCACAGGAAGAGCCGGAAGCAAGCTTTAGTTAGGAGGAATTATGGAACCGAAGAAAGTAACGATAAATTACGCTCTGCTCTGCAAGCAATTGGAGAAGCAGGGCAAGACGAAAAAGGGATTCTCCCTAGAAATGGGGAGAAGCGAAAGTTTTGTGAATTACATAGCCAATAATCCAGATCAACCAGAAGCGGTGGAACGGATCATGTGTTTGCTACTCGGGCTTGAGCCGGGAAGTCTGGTAAAAGAACCGGAGAAGAAAGGAATGACCGCAGCACAGGCGCTTACAGTCATCCGGGATGAGATTTTAGATAATCGCAGAATCATGCAGGAGAATTTCGAGAAAATCTGGAACAAGCTGAACACCAACACTGTCCAACTGGAAAAGATTAAGGACAAGGTCAACGAGGTATCTAAGACCGATTATGACAAGGCGGTGGAATGGTTAAAAGATAAAATGGCAGGTGGGCGATATGACGGAGCGAAGCTGCTCATGGAGTCGGATGCCGCGGGAATCAAACGGTCAGATGTCATGAAAGCGAGAAACGAATTAAAAATAAAGATACAGACAACCGGATATGGGAAGAACTCGAAAGCATGGTGGAGCTTAGAAAGGGAGTAAACATGAACAGAAAAAGATACGGTTTTAGAGTCTATAGGAAACAGTCTACCGGATTGAGACACGGAAATATGGATGCGTTTACGCGCGGCAGCACAAAGTGGAAGAGAAAGAATAGGGTGAGAGGGAAATGACGAACAATGATCATTTAAACAACATAACAGGAGAAATTGATACACCAGAAATCTCCGCAGTGAAGATGATACTTACAAGAATAGATGAGGATTTAGAAAACGATCTGTACGAAGAAAACCGTGATAAATACCTGAATTTGTACAAGAGCCAAAAAGAGTGGCTGGAAAGAGAGGTTGAAAATGAGTAGACCAGTACACTTTCTGGATCCCTACAAGTTCCAGATCGAAGAGATGGTAAAGCTCGGATGCACGGATGAGCATATCTGCAGAGTACTTGAGGATATTACTGGAAAAGAAGTGAAAAAGAGGGTAATAGCAAACAAGAGGATGTGGTTAAGAAAAATGGAAAATAAAAGAAAACAATACGAACCGTACAAGGGAGAAATTAAGTGCATGATCGAATACGGACTTACGATCCAGAACATCTATGCAGCAATAAGCGAAGAGAGCGGAATCGATGCAAGTATTGAAACGTTTAAAAACTTCCTGAAGGATAACGATATGCTGCCTGAGTCAAAGAAACAGGAAGCTTCGGTCAAGGATATCTTTGGCAACATTGCAAATTACATGGAGTTTCACGAGGGCTGGGTGCGGACCAGTTGCCGGCTCAACAGGGCGATGTCGAATCCAAACCGGATATTAATGCGGAGGTATTTACAGCAGGCTATGAAAAAAAAGAAAGAGAATCCGAAGAAAAATGAAGTACATATCTGTTCTTCCTGCGGACGGGAAATTATCGGAGATTTTGAGTATGTAAAGACAAAGAGAGGGACGGAGTTGTATTTTTGTAAAGATATGAGGTGTAGGAGGAATGACTAATGTCAAAAACAGGAGAAGTATGGATGGAATGGATATGAAAGAATCGAAATGATGTTGGAGGAATAACAATGATTAAAGTAAGAGCAAAAGCATATTACGGATTTGCAGGAACAGATATGACGTTTGAAGAAGAATTTGACGATGATGTAACAGACGAGGAAATTGAAGAAACTATGAAAGGTCTAGTAATGGAGCAAGTAGATTGGTCATGGGAGAAAGAGTAATTATGAACAGAGAAATACTTTTTAAAGCAAAGAGAAAAGATAATGGAGATTTGGAGGTGGAGTGATGAAAAAATATGATATTTTAATTGCAAAATTGTATGCGTGCTGTGGAAATCAGGAAGAGTTTCCATGTGAGCCGATTACCATTGATACTAATAAAATGAGCGAGTTATTGGAAGGTGTATTTATAGAAGCGGGATTGTTGGAGGTAGAGTGATGAAAACAATAATTTACACAGTAGATGACGAAGAACCAGATTGCAATAGATGCGATCATTGTTGCGGCGAAGATTATTATTGTATCAAACAATGTGGAGCAGAACATGGATGGAATGGATACGAAAGGTTAGAGAGAATTGAAAGTGATGAGGAGTAACCATGTGGAAAATATCAACGATATCCAAAAAAGAATTATCCTGAGATGGATTTAATGGATAAAATCGAGGAACTAGAGCTGTTGGAGGCGTAGTAATGAAAAAAGAGTGTATTAAATGCAAATATTATAAAAACTACTATAAATCAACAGAATGTTATTGCGAAAAAGGTTATTGTGTTATGGATAAGAAAAACAGGAGACGAAATAAATGAACGTACTAGAGAAGATTTTGGAAGAGATAGATAAAAAAGCAGATTATTACGAATGTGATGAACAAGGAAGAGAACATGTAAGAATGGTTGATGTGATAGATGTTGAAGAAATCATCCGTTCGCACATGGATGAAGTTCCAAATTGCGGGGAATGTAGCCGTAGAAAGTGGTATCAAAAAGGATACGAGGACGGAAAGAAAGACAATGACTGGATTCCGGTAAGTGATAAATTGCCGGAAGCTGGTGATGGTAAAAATTATCCATTGCTGAATGTGCAAACATCATATGGAGCTGTTAAGTGTGGTTTTTACAGAGTTAGAGACGATCGATGGTATATTTACGAAGAATTTTATAATGAGTTCATAGAAGCAAATAAGAAAGAAGTTGTTGCATGGCAGCCATTTCCAGAACCATACAAGGAGAAATAACATGGACATCATAATCACAATCGCATTCCTAGCCCTGTACTA